ATAGTTTGTAACTGAGTCAGTTCCCTAGCTTGCAGAGGCACTGCTGGCTTAAACAACACTCTATGATAATCTTTTGTCTCATCAAAGTCGTCGTAATACGGATTTACATTTAAGTCTGTTTCTATTCCCATTTGTTCCTCTAAAACTCAATCATTAGTTTAATTCGTTCTGTTTGATCATCTGATCTTGTTATTGGAGAAACGTTTTCTAAGTAAACAATCTCCCCAGTGTTTGGTACTATATCCGGTCCAGCAGTATCGTCAAAAGTTCCTGCACCTCCACTTAAACTTCCGTCAAATGTATAGTCTGTACCACTAGCAGCATCAGATGCTAACCAATTACCTTTTTTGTTTGTAATAGTAAGCACAGCTGCTCCTGCTCCAGTATTTATGCTATGTACTATACCTGTCGCATTAGTACTTGCCTGAATAACCGGTTCATCTATAGAAAAAGCTGCATCTGTAGTTGTTTGTGCAAAACCAGTTAGTCTAAATCTCTGATCATATGTTGTGAAATTGGACGTGCTCTTGTCACTAGTTTTAAAACTTGCTACTGTTGATGATGTGGCAGATGTTGCTCCAACTATTCTATGCGTCGTAGTGTCGCTAGCTGATGTTACAAACTGACCGTATACGTTTGATAAATTCAATAGTGATTCAGATCTAGCTGACACTATACCAAATGCTCCTGATGTACTTTGTGTTACAACTTCCTCATCTTGGAAAGAGGTCCCAGATCCAGTTGCATTATCTGTTGTTAATGTATTATCTAACGTAATTACTACATTGCTGAATAGCGGATCTTTTAATATACCTATTTGTCTAAAGTCATTATTTGCTGGAACATTACCACCCTCACTATTAGTAAAGTCTACTGATATTCCTACTGTGTCTGAATAAAGCTCATTTATTGGATCAGATCCATGACCACCCTTTGGACCAATGATAACATTTACGTTAGCATTGTCTGCAGATAAGCTACCTACTATACCAGTGTTACCAATAATAGTAGCATCTGCATATGTGTATCCAGAACCACGTTTTGTTATTTCAATTGTATCTACAGATCCAATTTGAGTATTGACTATTGCTCTACCCTCTGCTCCCTGACCATCACCTGATATAGTTACAGATGGAGATATTTCAAATCTAGATGTGGAATCAATTATCATTCCACTCGGTGTAGCAAATCCAGTATCGTTTGCTAATAGTACTCTTCTAGCTGATCCGGTTACAATATACTCACTAATCTGAGCAGCTGCTCCTGCTCCTGCTCCTGCTGCAACGTAAAAAGTAGATCCCTTATAAAAATCTGTGTTTGCAGATAACGATGATGTATCGGAAGTAAGAGATGTAATTTGTGCTGTTGATGTTGAGGTCTGTCCTCTGACAACGACTTGAGTAGTATCACCAAAGAAGTTTCCTGCAATATCAACAACTCTTAATGAATTTGAAGCATTGTTAGCTTCAACAACTACTGAATTAGCAATGTTGTTTGATAGGTTAGGATTACCACTGCTATCATATAGATCGCCATTAGGATGCTTGCCTAAAAAGTCAATTCTTTCTATTTGGAAGTCTCCAGAGTCATTAGAATCTGCTTGAGTAAAAGCTATGTTAGCACTTACTAGTGATTCTATTTCTACCATTCTACTATTGCCGCCAACATTAGTAACCTTTACAATACCATTTGCAACACTGTTATATCTGCTGCCACCTGTATTAACGGTAACAAAATCAATTGCACCTGATACTGCATTGCCAGATACATTTGCATGTGGAACAATTGGAATTTTTTTAGAGGTTGTAAATTTATTGTATGTTGCTATTGGTACCTCGTACATTAACTTCCATTGATATCTATCTGTAGTTGTAATGTATATGTCATCGTCAGGCTGTGTTTCTGATGCTGTGGGTTTATCTACTGACAATGCACCTTTATTATTACCTAAACATTTAAACACACTAAAGTCCCCATTAGCCTCTTCAACGTGTACAAAGAATTTTTTATTTTTTAGATCTCCATCTGTGTGATCGTACTGTGCATATACTGTACCACTAGACCAAGCATTGTTTGCAATCATGTGTTTAATGTCTGAAGTCGTAACTTGCTTACCATATATCATATCTCTGTAAGGTTGATAATATGCATCTTGTGGTGAGTTGTTTTGAGTCGGTGGAGTGTTGTCATCACTAAATGATGTGTGCTTTCCTAAGAACACATAATACAGACTGTTAGCTGTCTCGTTAAGAGATTCTACAAATTGCTTTGCATTGTGTGAATTAAAATTTGATGTAACTAATTTTCCCATTACGTGTTTCTCGTTTCTAATATTTCGCTAGTGCTACTAGTTAGTCTTTGTATCTGATTGTTAGAAACAGATATTGCAACATTAGCAACGCTTTCCTTAAATACTCTACCAAATAATTTTGTACCAGCTATATGCGTGGTTTGTAGTAGTATATCCCTATATTTATTTAAAGACAACCCTGATTCAATAACATATGAGTGAGATTGATAAAAGTCATTGTCATGTATGTATTTAGTATTCAAAAATGATTCCTTAGATGCCCAATATCCAGGACCTATACCTGTTGTTGCAACATTTGCTGTACCGCTCACTACAATATCTTTACTATTGTCAGTTGATCTTAATGTTAAGTTTGCACTATGTTGATATCCAAATCCACTATCTATAACCTCAACACCAGTAACAATACCGTTAGCTGCTCTTGCATCTGCAATTACATTTGCATTGTCACCTATTGCTTTTGTTGCTTCATCTTCATATAATGAATCTATGGTACCACCTGCACCTGATGAAGCACCTGCTATTGTACCAACATCATTGAATCCAACACTAAATGATAACCTTCTTATTCCTACATCACCTGTGCCGTCTTGATTGTTGTTGAATTTGTAAACCTGACCTTTTGCTACAGCTGATGATGAAACCGTTCCTACGCCGGTTACAGTCGCTGCTATCGATGCTATATTAGCGTCTTCTTGACCTGGATCTCCAAACGTGATTGCATCATTAATTTCAAATGGCGTTGTGTCAGATGTATCAAAGCTAAAGTTGTTTGAACTATCTTCTGTTCTAACTCTTAAGTTAGTTACGGTAACTGAAGTACTATCCGCAGCAGTAATATCTCCTAACGTTGCTACTGACCCATTCAAATGTATAATAGATGTACCTATCAGCTTTTCTAGTTGTGCAGTAGTACCGGATGCACTTGATGCTCCATTACTAAAGGTTAAAGTAAATCCGCCACTGGCAGTTAATACTTGTGATTGGAATGTTACTGTCTGGTTTATAGTTTCACCTATTATGAAATCTCTATAGCTTCCTGAATCTTCATTCATACTGGTTAAATTTAATACTAAGTCTCTTCTGTTGTATTTTGCAATACCGGGTGTGTATATAGAAACAAACGGATCAAAGCTATAATTGTTTCCAGGGTTGATGTCTGTGATAGAAGATATTGTACCAACGGTCCCTGATATTCTAGTAAACACTTTGTCTAATATAGTTGTATAATCTCCGTCTTGATCTTTAGGAAACCCATAACCAAAATCAAAATTTGATACTATACTTGCTGTCTCGTTTGCTGGATTGCCAGGAAAGGTAGGCGTTGCTGAAGTAAAAAAGCCAGCCCCTTGAGTAGATACTGTTATTCCTGTTATTGTGCCACCAGCACCAATTGTACTAATTGTGGCTGTGGCATTTGTTGTTGGAACACCTCCGCCAGGTCCTCCATTGCTATAAATTATTTGTTCGCCTACTGAATAACCAGATCCGCCTTGACCTGTTACAGGTGTTACAGAATCTAAGAATCCAATGCCGCTATTACCACCATCAATAAGACAGTCTAAATAAGCTACGTTGGATACATTATTATCACCAATGATGTCTGTATATATTGTTATTGGATCTTCATTCTCTAATGTACCAATTTTAAAATCGGCTCCTATTCCAGTTCCTACAGTAGTGACGTTTGCATACGTGTTTGATACATGTCCTTTAATATATGCAGCTGCACTGTTATGAAATACTGCTGATGCTCCGTTTTGATGTCTTGTATTTTTAAAACCTATATTGGTTGTATTAGATCCAATTACAGTAGCTGTTACGGAAGCATTAGCTGTTGTATCTATTGATGCTGTTACTGATGCATCTTCATTCCATACTACGTCTGCTGCACCTGTGGAAGATACGGTACCAAGAACAGATATTGCATTAGTTCTTCTTCCTTTAATTTTTAGTCCATTGTTAAAAACACCTACAGTATCATTTAGGACTATAGTGGTAGCATCAGTTCCAAGAGACACTATTCCATTTGCGCCTGAAGTGGTTACATTTATATCAGTTAAATTGGCTGTTGTACCTGGTGTACCTGAAACAAAAATATTATCATTAGAAGTAAAGGCACCAAATACCCCGTTCACTAACATTACTGTTGAGTTTGTTATAGATGCTACAATACCATTTGCACCAGAGCTATCACTTTCTACTGTATCATTTACATTAAAGATTGCAGTTAAATCATCGCCTGTGTTGACTGTAAGAGTAGCAAACGATTCTTCATCTACTGGCTCATTTATTTGAAAGGTATGTGAGCTTGAGGCTAGCGTCATTGTTGATGTTACTTGATTTCCAAACGAACCTGATACCATTGCTATTGTTAACTCATTGGTTCCGGATCCTGTATTAGTATTAATTAGATATCCATTAGCAACAATAGCTCCGCCTGAAACCTTTCCTTGAACTGTTGCGTTGTCTGTATTTGATGCTAATAAAAATGCTGCTAAGTTTTGATTAAAGTTTGTAGCTGCTAAAATAGAAACTTTTTCTACATCCTGTTGTACTGTTTCGAATCTTAAGAACTCTGCATTGTCAACAAACGCAGAATTGGTATATGATTGTGCAGCATTTATTACATTATTTACTACTATGTTTTGATCATTAATATCTGTGAATGTAACGTTGCTGTCTAATGAAAAACCAAAACCACCATTTGCTAGTTCAAAATCCACTAGCCCTGTAGCATCGGAGGTTGCTGTAACCCTTGCTTGTCCTTGTTTACCTGAAGAAGCTATGATATCAAAGGTGTCCCCTATGACGTAATCACTTCCTCCCAATAAAACATCAATTGACGAAAGTGATCCAGTTACAATCGGCATGTCATCTGTTAACCCGTCAGCTGACTTTGCAATGATTTCTCCTCTTAAGAAATTGCCTCTCAGGTTTGACAAAGATACGATGTGTACTTTAACGCTGTTTAAAATTTTAGTTGCTATACTTTCTACAAATGCTTTTGCTCCAGAAGTCGCACCTTGAATTTCTAATCCTTCTAATGCTATCAGTTTATCTAAATCACTAGCATATACTTCAACATATCTAGGCAGCTTAAATTGTGAGGTAGAAGGTTTTAGAACGTCTTCACTTGGATATCCAACTGTTATTGATTCGTCAAACAAAAGCCTAAACAATAGCTGTACTGCTCTTGGTGTTCCCTTAGCACGGTAGAAGTCCATTATATTTTTAATGGTAAGTCTGTCATCAGCTTTTACTAGACCAGGTAATTGTGATAAGAACGTTGATTTAAAGTGTTCTAAAAACTCTGAAGTAGTTTTGTCTATGTCTCTGTATTCTAATAAATTACGAGCATAGTCTAGTGTCTTGTTTTGTTGTTCGAGGTATTCATAATACGCTTTGAGAAATACTTGAAATATCTCTCCTTCTTCATTATAGAATGCTGGAAACTGTTCTTTTACGAATAAAGAAAGTTTGTCCTCAATCTGACGCATTATACTCTCTCTTGAATAATATTAACTAAAGGTAATTGATTATATCTTAATATGATATTTTTGCTTGATTTAACTGTTCTGTTTGCAGGATGTGCTGTTACAACAATTGCAGCGCCTTCGTAAGATGATACTAATAAACTATTAACATTTACAATACCATTTTCATAATCAACTGTACCTATTTTAGGCTCTACTATTGTAAGCACTCCGTTATCTTGTCTTATAATTTGTAGCACTCCTAGACCATTGTCTCTTAATGAGCAACTTGTTAGCTTGTTGAATGTAAATGGTGTAGAGGATATAGGAGCGGTTCCATCTACATATAAATTAGAAGCGTTAGGAATTTCTTGTCTTATTTTATTGCTGAAGTTTAGAACAAAGCTATCAAGAGCGTCTAAAGTTGGGTTAACATTTTTTTGTAGTAATACGGTTGTATCATTGTTTAAAATAGAGCTATCACTATCATCGATGCTTCTTACCAACTGAGAGCTTCTTAATGTACTATCAAATTTATTAATATTGGTTGTAGCATAGCTATTTATTTTGTCTATAACCAATGTTTTTATATCAAGGTCAGATTTAGATGTTAAGTTTGGATCATATCTCACATCAGTAGATACGTCTACAAACAAAAATTCTGGATCAATAACTTTTGGTACTACAGAAAGTGGAGATCTTAATCTTAAAAAGTCTTCAATATCTTTCTTTCTACTATCTGGAATGCCATCTGCATTTTTTAGATCAACTGAAACTATCACTTTTCCAAACTCAGGTGGTGTTGCGTCTTCGCCTCCAAAGACATTTAATGTTTCTATATCATTAAAATTCTGTAATAGCAATGTCTTATAGTCGCCTACTGTTACTGTTCTATCTTGAATTGTAATTGATCTGGGTGCGTTTACTTTTATAGAATCCATACTCTCAGCAGCGCCTCCACCTTTTGCAGATGACACTAATGTAATTGTTGTCGTATCGTATGGAATATCAGCTGTACCAATAGTAAATGATTTGGCACCATTGGGTAAACTGCCTGATGTTTTTCTGTATACTGCTTCTACAACGTTTCCGTTAATAAGTTTTCTTCCTATAACACCATCACCAAATTGAATTTCATATTTTTCATTTTCTGCAGGTACAATAAAATAAACATTAGATGTTCCATCTATACCAATTGTTGTTGCAGTTTTAGTATATACGCCATTAGAGTTATCTGAAGATGACTCCATTACTGTTAATCCTAAACTATCAATATCTATTTCTTTATTTGTTAATAAAAATCTTTGTCCTGTATTAGAACTGTTGACAGTGAAGTATTCATATACAACATCGCCTTCATATAATTCTAAATCATCTACAATATATCTACCATCGTTATCTGCTGATACAGTAATTCTATCATCTGTTGTAAACGTATAAGTGTTAGAGTCTACTTGAGTGGTAAAAGAGGTGTACTTAGGTATAGTGATATTTGCTGGTGTGTCTGATGGTAATATTTCAAAATCAATAACAGCCTTAGAGGATGTTTGTGATCCAGGTAGATAATTTAATGTCTTGGCATGTGATACAACGCTGTCTCTTAATTGTGCGCTATCAATGAAACCCTCAGCGGCAACCATATTGAGGTAAAAATTTTGCATATATGTGTTATATGAAAGTATGTCCAACATGACACTCATATTGGATCCATCAAAATTATAGTCTTTAAATATTTCTTGAGATGTTAAATATGACCTAAGATCATTCTTAATGTCTGTAAAATCTATATTTGCTACTGTTAAACTGCTATTTGCCATTACCTTATTCTCTCTATTTCAAGATCTAATACTTGTTGTTGTTCATTATTTATTAAATTAAATATGATTGATACATACATTGCATGGTTGTCTGGAGAATTGGATATCTCTATATTCAGCAACTGTGCTCTTGGTTCAAATTGTTCAATTGTTTCTGTTATCGTTTGTTTAGCTACTATCTTTGCTTGAGGTGTAAAGTTTTCAAATAGAAGAGTTCTTAACTTACATCCTATTGTGGGTTGCATAAGTCTTTCACCTTTGTCTGTTAGCACTAAATTCTTTATAGATTGTTTTACAGAATCAACGTCCTTCTTAACAGCTAAGTCACCTGTAGCTGGTAAGATTGTAAAACTGTTATTGAAATCTGTAAATGTAGCCATGTCTTTATTTATCTCTATCTCATTCCGATGTTAATGGAGTTTTAAAAGGATATGGTTTTGGTCGTTCTCCTTTTATTTCTAAATTTGGTATTTCTAATATTAAATTTATTGTTGTTGTGTAACGTTGGAATAAGGTTCTCTCATGAATCTCTTCCCATGTTATATTAGGTTTCTGAGGCTTTTGTAGTATTAGTTGAGCTTTGTGCAATTTGTCGTCTCTAACATACTCAAAGTTTTTCATTCTTAGTTCGTTGTATAACGTATCTTTATTGTTTCTTCTAACAATTATAATATTTCTTTTTTTAAGCTCTCTTATCTTTTCTTTGTTCTTGTCGCTTGTTCTGAATACGCCAATAAGGTCTCTTGCCTTTTGTCTGTTTTCATAAAACTCTGCTTGTCTATCTAACACTATTATTAGCAGAGGTTTAATAGCTTGTATGTCATCAGTAAACTCTTGTTCTATTTTTTGAGCTTCCTCTGTATCTGGATTTAGTATTATGGTGTCTGAAGAATCTAAATAATCTGATGCTGCTGGATCCTTGCCTTGAGGCTCTGTTGCATTTGCCTCTTCTGCTTCTTCTATAGGCTCTGCATCGCTTGATGCTACTTTAGTTTCCGTACCTTTTTTTACTGTATTTCCTTCAGCGTCTAAATCTATGTTAGGAACGTCTTTGCATATGCCGCTAATAATGCTAGCTGGATCAGATCCTGGTAATGTAATTGAGGGTAGTCCTCCCATCAGTCCTTTTACAGCAGATAAATCTCCTGCTCCTAACTTAGCTATTGCTCCAAATTCAACACTCAGTCCTTCTAGCTTACTAGCATCCAAACCAGCTTTAGATAACATATCATCCACATTAATTGTATCACCAAAGTTTTTCTTTATACTATCCAGTTCAGAAAGTAATGCTGTTGGGTTATCTAAGTTGCTCATTAACTTAGTCATTTGTTCTTGTAAGTTAGCTTTTGGTTTTGGTATCTCAGGTATAGCTTTTTCTATTTCAGCAACGATCCCATCAGTAAGACCTGTAAGGCTGCTTTTTAATCCTGAAATGCCATCTGCAATACCTCCAGCTGCATCACCTATAATACTGTTTTGTACACTATCCATAGCGCCACCGATCTTCTTATCGAGATCTAGTGCTGCTTTAGATGGTCCGCAATGTTTTCCACTCATAGTTATGAACCTCCATCCGGTGCATCAGATGTATTCTTCTGACCAGAGTTTGCACCATCTCCAGTATCCATTGATGTTGTTTTATGAGTATGAGTATGTAATGTAACAGTTGTGTCTGTAATGTTACCAGATACAACGTCAATTGAACCATTGTTATAATCAATAGTACCAGTAGGTGCTAATATAGTTTGAGTTGCCTCACTTTCTAATTTTTGATTACCAACTGACTTAACTGTCATAGTTTCTTCTGCAGCCATGTTTACATTAGTACCAGCTGCAATGTTTATATTGTTACCAGATAAAGTAGAATAGTTATCAGCAATAATATGTGTTGCTTTATTTAAGTTAGTTCTTTTATCTTCACCTGTTGTTGTCTTTGTATGAGTGCCTTTAATATTTTCTGTATGATTACCGACTGTGTTTAAGTTTTTGTTTTTAGATACTCTTAAATTTAGATTGCCGTTTACTTGTGAAGACTTATCACTTCCTATCTCTTTAGCTTCGTTACCTGCAATCTTTTGTATCACATCGCCCCTTACTGTCTGTATGAAGTCTCCGTCAATCTCTTCTATCTTGTCTCCTTTAATAAGTGTTCTAGCATTACCATTGATAGTAATGTTGAC